GCCCGCCCGGAAGATTGTAAAAGCGGTGCCGCCCTGCTTTTATGTCCTCATGCAAAGGGAGATAGCACGGGGCTATATGTTGCTTTACATCTATGCTGTCAATAAGCGCCCGCGCCTCTCGCTGCTGCCGCTTGATCGCGCTGGTTGCCCTCACGCGGGCTTTCAGACGGTCATAATACATCTTCGCCGCCCTCCTCCAGCTCCTTCAAGACGTCGTTAAACTCGGTGAATTTCAGGCCGTAGTCGAGCAACGTCCGCGCCGCCGTAATGTGGTTCGCGCTTGTTTCTTCATCGTCTGCGACAATGGCCCCCAGCCGGTCTATTGCGGCGGTCAAATTCTGTTGTAGCTGCCGCGTTGCTCTGTCCATGATCCCGGCGGCGGCGTGTTTATATGCTGCCGAAAATTCAGCGTCTTGCAGATACGCCCGCAAGGTGCTTTCCCCAATTCCGGCGGCTTTTGCTGCCTCTGCCCTTGTACGGCACACAAGGAGGGCTTGCAGCGCTTTTTCTTTGCGTGGTGTCACAATATATCACCCCCTTTCAATCGGCGTTTTCTGCGGCTTTCTGGCGGCCATAGAGCCGCAGAAAGTCCGCAAGGCTCATTGTCACGCGCCACGGCTCACGGCTGCGGCGGTGGAATACAACGGGCATACCGTCACAAAATCGCTTGCTGTCCTTCTCTGCCTGTTGTATCCACTCCGAAAGCCTGACTTGCTCGCAGCGCTTCACCTCGATATGGACACCGGGCAATCCCACAAGGTCGGGAACTTCACCAAAGGACATAGATCCGCCGCGCTCCACAATGTAACCATACTCTCGAAGAATGGCGGCAAGCTCTCTTTCACCGTCTGCGCCTTTTCGCTGTGATGCTTTCCCACTCGTGTCTTTCACCCCCTTTCAATAAAGCTCCTCGTAAAATCGGAGTTCCCTAATTCTTCCGCTGAAAAAGTGGTTGATGTTCCGGTCACAGTTGCGATATTTCGTAGCAAAATACTTGTCAATCAGTACAGGGTATGCCTCAGGATCAATATCGGCGTATAACCCGCCGCCGTATTCTCGGCTGATGAATGGCATATCCTGGCAAATGCGCACGATCTGGCTTGCTTTGATCGGCGGGTGCGGTCTGCCGGTATATTCTTCGTACTTCTCAAAGTAGTAGCGAAATACGCTCAAAGCTTCTTCGAGAGTGTACGGGCTAACGGGGTAAACGCTCGCGGTTATCCTTGCGAATTTCTCAAAATCAAAGGTCATAAAACGCTCCCTTATACAAAAAGAAGAAAAATCAAAAATATATAATATCGGCGGTGGTGCGCGCGCAGCGCACCCTTATACATGGCGTGGAATGACTTGTCATTCCCTTTTACTCTCTGTCTCTTACTCTATCTCTTACTCTTAGTTACATTGTGACATTTTACCGTTACAATGTAACACCAGTGAGCGGAGATTTATTTCCCATCGTTACTTTGTAACGCTCTGCGTTCTCGAAACCGCCGCACTCTTGCCGCTGAATCGCTTTCACTTCCCGTATTGGCTACGGCCTCGGGCAGAAAAAAGCTTTTGTCCGTGATGTCCTCAATGAGCTTGTACCGGCGCAGAATTGCGATTGCGTTTGCAACGTCTTCCGAGTCTTCACCGATAGCAAAGGCGATTTCTTTTGCAAAGGTTTCATCATACCCATTATAGGAAATAACGCCGTCCGTGCGCAGGCTTGCAAGCTGCATCTTCAAATAAATTATGGTGAAGACCTCGCCGCCCGCGGCTTTCCGCAATCTCCGCATTTCCATAGAGTTGAAATACCCCTCTTTCAGCTTCAGCCACCAGAATTTTTTCTTGTCTTCTGCCATTCGCTTAAATCTCCATTTCTAAAATCTGGATTTGATAAATTGTTTTTTCGGCTCTCCATGCGTTTCCCGTGGTCGTGGCTTTTCCTTTGGCGGTTTCCAACGCAAGGACGTTTTTATACGCTGTGCCGACGTCTGCGGCGGGCAGCTCTAATAGCTTTTCCTTTAGCCGTCTGATCCTGTCTTTCTTTTTTGCCCTTGTGATTTCCTCTCGATAGAGTTCCGCCGCGGCCCTCTCTCCGATGATTTTAGCAAATTTAATGTATTTTCCGGCTAATTCTATTTCTCTCATTTGTTACGCCCTTTCCACGGCATCCGCCGCGCATAGAATTTCTTTCGCCCTGTGCCGCATGGAGCGGACAAAACGCGCCTTTTCTTCCTCGTTCGCGGGGAGGTAATAGCCTGTTGCGTTATCGCTCAATATGGCCGCGCCCGCTCGTCTCTCGGCGGAGATCATAGCCCGGACGGTTCGACCGTCGAGGCCGGTCATTCCCTCCAAATCTCGGAGGGGAACGGCGTTAGCCTGCCCGTGGCTCAAAAGGTCAGTTATTTTCATCGGCAAGGAATCTTTCCAGCTCGTCAAGGTTGACAAGCGTATATGTATAGCTGCCTTTAACGGGCTTGATCGTGCCATCTTTCAGCCAGCGGCGCAAAAGCCGCTCGTTAATATAGCTTCCCGGGTCTTGCGCCTTGATCTCTGCAACTGCTTTCGGAATAGTTCTAATTCGTACCATGATAAAGCTCCTTTCGGGTTAAAAATAAAAAGTGCCTATCGCTCACGCACTTTTACCATGCGTAAGTAATAGGCACAAAGGCACATTCAAAGGGGGATTTCTCCCCGTTTGTTTTGTCATTCAATTTTCTTTATTATATCACAAAAAGCGGGGTTTTGCAAGAGTTACGCCCTATTTTTATGCAAAATAGTTTCGCTGATACAATCCGCCGTTTTGTGTCGTGCTTCGTCTATGGCGTGTGCGTATGTGTTAAGCGTCGTTGATACGTCGGAATGCCCCAGCATCCCGGCCACGGTCAGCACGTCCACGCCGTTTGAAAGCAAAACGGAAGCGGCGGAATGTCGGAACAAGTGCGGGTTAATATGGGGGAGGCCGTGCCGGTCACAAAATGCGGTCAATTCAAGATTCACATTTCCGGGGTTCATCGGCTTCCCGTTCCATCTTGGAAACACAAGGTTGTTATCTTCCCAAAGATCGCCCAGCCGCAGCCGGTCTTTTGCCTGCTCCGCCCATAGCTTGTGCAAGAGGTCAATAGTTTCATTGGGGAGGGCCACGCGGCGGCTGTTGTCGGTCTTTGTCGGGCCGCTCTGTATGCCTGTTTCGGGGAGATAAATCATGCTTTGATTTATCAGGACTTCCCGCCGCACAAAGTCCACCTTGTCCCATGTAAGCGCAAGGGCTTCCCCTCTGCGGCATCCCGTGGAAATAAAAAAGGTTATCAATGCGCGGAATGGCAGCGGCTCCCCCTCCAGGGCAGCAAGAACGGCTTTAAGCTGCTCCGGCTGTAAAGACTTGCTTTCGCGGACGCGCTTTTTCTTTGGCAGCGTTACACGCTTTGCGGGGTTATATTTGATAATCATTTCTTTGTAAGCTTGTTCAAGTACCGTGTAAATGATTGCGTGATAGTCTCTGATCGTCCCGGGGGATAGTGGCTTTTCGGCTCCCGTTAGGCTGAAAAGATCCTTTCGGCCTAAGTTCTTTTCGATTATGGCGGCGTTTTGGCGGCTGATTGGCTGATTTTTACATAGTCTGCGGATCAAATTCCCATAGACACCACACGACCGCGCAAAATCGTTGCAAGTTTTCCCATCTGGTATAAGCTCTTTGAAGTCCACGGCGGGCAGCGCGTACACTTGCCATCTGCAGGCCCCAGGCTCGGAAAACTTCTTGTAAAGCTCGGTTAGGTGCTTCGGGCGGATTTCTTGAATAGGGATTTGCCCTATATACTCATTGATCCGCGCAGTTTGCCGCCGGACGCGGGCCAGCGTTTGCGGCTTGTCCCCGCGCTGCTCCCTTATGGTGTAGCAGTATGCGGCGTACTGTGCAAAGGTCTGTTTGTTATCTGCTTGAAAGCCGCTCATTAGGTCTTGTTCAAACTCTGTTGCCACGCGCTGCAATTCTCTGTTGAGTTCTCGCGCGGTCATGGGCTTGTCCGGCTTCCATGTCTTATAATGTCTGATTTGCCGGTTGAGGGCATCACGGCCCAGCGTGACCGTGATTTTATACGCCGTGCCGTGTTTCCCCTCTATCTTCCTAATGCTCGCCATTGTTTAAGCTCCTTTCCGCTCCTTGATGTTCATTACCCCCTCCCATTTACACCGCCTGCAAAAGGTTGTGACGCCATTACAAACGGCATCGGGGGCCAGCTTGTGCAGCTTTTGGCCGCAGACCGGGCAACAATACCACAACTGCCCGTTTACCAATTTCACCACGCCGCCGCTCTCCTTTCTTGGCGCACATTTGGCGCACAACTTCGGCGAATAGGCGGGAACGGCTTGCAATTTTGGCGCACAATTCAAGGGGCAAACCCTCTCTTTCGCGTAAGTATTGCAACGGTTCGTTTTAATTGGCAAGAATATTGTACATTCTTCGGACAGTTGTCGATATCCTCGCCAAAGTCCGAGTAGGTCGGCGTGGCGGTGAAGTTGACGCCACCGGTCGTTGCGCCGATCTGCCCCGCCTCGCCGATGGCGCCGGTCGCAGGCGTGAAGTCGGTCGTCAGGATACCAGCGTTGATCTGAAGCTTCTGAAATGCGTCAGAAGGAATCTTGGTAAATTTCATAGTCTTTCCCTTTCATCAGTTTTGCGACAGGAACTCAACCGTAATGTTGAGATACCGCCGCTTGATGTTTTTATCGCTTTCATCCGCGATGTTCTGGCACCACGGGGATCCTCGCTTGATCCACATCGCCCCGCCATCATACGGCACAAGCACGCCGCCCATGCCGATGGCATCGCTGATTTCCTGTGCCTTTGCGTTGGGTGTCGCTTCGCTCTCGGTGTAATACCAGAGGTTGACCGTCAGCGCGATTTCACCGCTCTCCCATGACCCTGTGATAAGCTCATAGGTCAGCCACGGGAAAACCGCATCATCTGGCACGTTGGAGGTCGGATAGGCCGGGAGGAATTGAGAAAACCACGCATGGAGCGCCTTGTCCTTTGTCATTTTGGCAACTCCTTTCGCTCTGCGGTGAAGAATTTCAGTGCCTTAATGGTTGCACCCGCAGACCTCGGCGCGGCCTTTTCCTCGGGGTTTGAGGTCACGCGGTAGGTGTTGCCGGTGGACGTGTCGCGGAAATAGTCGTTATACTCGATGGGGACGGTCTTGTTGACCAGCGCGGAATACACCGAGGTCACACCCTCCTTTTCCGCCCTGCGGGCCTCCATCGAGGTATCGAGCGCTTGATAGTTGAGAAATTCCGCGCCTTCGGCCCACGCAACGATGTAGCCGCCTGCGCCGTCCGGCGTTCGCGTCTTTTCCATCAGCACGCATTTGCTTGCAAAATCGTCGAGTAAACTCACGGTTCCACCCCCTTGAGCTTTCGCCAGTCGTTTAACCGGTCTCTGAAAGCGTCCTGCCAGCCGTTCAACGCGCTGCCGTCGCTTCCCGCGCTGCGTTTGGCGTAAGAATAGCCCCCGAAGCTCTCGCTTTGATACGGGCTTGCAACGGCCTCCCCGTTCTTTTCCTGCCACGCGGCGATATCTTCGGCAAGCACAACCACAGCCTTTGGCACCGCCAGCGCCCACACCGTCCCGGTAAAGGTTTCATCCGTCAGGTCAGCCGCCGGATATTGATGCAGACCGTCATTAAACACAGAGCCGCAGATGCGGAAATATTGATTGGTCAGGAGAAAGGGCAGCGCAATGCTGCCGTTCTCCACGGTGAACGTGCCCTCGTGAATGTCCACAAGGAACCAGTTGTTCAAATGCCGTAAGACCTGTTCAAGCATCACGCCGCCCCCTTATTTAGCCCGCAGCAGCCGCAGCAACGGTAGCCACGGCAATGCCGTCCAGATACTCAGCCCACAGCTTCATGCCCATGATGGCGTACATATCGCCGGTGGCGCGGCTGTAATCGCCGTCGACGTGAACTCCGATCAGGTTGGTCTCGCCCTTCACGGTGTAGTTCAGGCCCAGCTTGGCAAAGTCGCTGTCGCTGGGGTCCACATAGTACAGGTCGATGTTCTCCACGGGCAGAGCGATCACCTTCTTGGAGGCAATGTACTTCTCAGGCAGCAGGAACAGAGTGCGGTAGCCCATGAAGTTCTCCACGTAGTTGATGCCGAACATGGTCTGCACGGTGATCTCCTTGTCGCCCAGGTAATCGTAAGCGTCGATGATGTTGGCGAAGCCCACCACCTCGGTCACGTCCTTATCCAGACCGGCAAACTTGTCCAGCACCTTGCCCTTAGCCAGGGCCAAAGCGCGCTGCCACGTCTTCTCGGTCACCTTCAAAGTGCCGGTACCGAGGAAGGTATAGAAGTCGGTCAGGACCTTGTTCTGCAGGGCCACGAGGAAAGCCTCATCGGTCTTCTCCACGGCAACGTCAGCGCCGTACTTTGCCACGCTCTCGATCGTCACGCTCTTGGCATACTTGGAAATGTCGATGTCGCCGTAGGCAACAGGCTCCACCTTCATCTTGGTGAAGGGGATCTCGTCACCCTCAGCCACAGTGCCGCCCTTGAGACCGCCGTCCACGCTGGCCTTGTAGGAAACCAGCTTCGTGCCGGGGGCCTTGCGGATGGGACGCATAATGCCCATGATGTTGCGCAGTGCGTCCCAGTTATCAGCAAAGCGGGACACGAAATCCACCTCACGGGCGGAAGTGGTAAACTGGGCAGAAGTTGTTACGTTAGTTTTCGCAGCCATAAATAGCTCCTTTCAAAAAATCAGTTGTTTTCGCTTGCCATCAGATCGGCAAGTGCTTTCTGGCGCTCCGCCGTAGACATCACATAGCGGCCCTTATCGTCCTTCTTGTAGATGTCCTCGCGTGTCTTTGCGCCGCCGGTGTTTGCCGGGGGATTGGCGGGATTCGCGCCCTTTGTCTGCGTGGTGGAGACCAGCCCCTTGTAGGTGCCGTCTACGAGCGCATCAAGGGCCTTGGTGTCCTTGATCTTGTCGCCGTCCAGCTCCAATGCGGCCATTTCCTCGCCGCAGCCGCGCATCGCAAGGTCGAGATTCGCGCCGGTGATGTTTTTGCTCTCAAAGTAAGCGCGCACGGCCTTTTCCTTTGCCGCCTTGCTTTCCTTTGCCGTGACGTCGGATTTGTAAGTTTCAAAGGCCGAGTGTTCCTTCTCGTACTTTTCCTTATAGCCGCCGTCACCCGCTGCCTTGAGGTCGTCCAATTCCTTCTGGACGCCGGGCAGCTTCTCCGCGTCCGCCTTGTACTTCGTGAGATCGTCCTTGAGGGGGTCGACCACGCCCAGATGCAGCGCAACCAAGCGATTCTCGATTTCTTCGGTGCAAGCCTCGCCGAGAATATTCCTGATTTCCGCTCTCGTAAATTTCGCCATGTTATTCGTTCTCCTTTTCCTTGGCCCCAATTCTTCGGGGGCGAACGTTGTATAAAAACCGCTGTACCTCGCGGGTTTTACCGAAAACAAAAGAGCCAACCACCGAGAAATTCTCAGTAGCTGGCTCCTATTGCCCTTTCCCGCGCCCTATTACGCGGAAGTTGAATATTTGATTGTTTTCTTGACCTCTAATACGATATACCCGTCGCCCTTGCGTCGGATTTCCGCGTCATTGCCACGCCGTATAATGGCTTCAATGGCCTTGATAGTCTCGTTATCCATTTTTCAGCTCACTTTCCAGAATGTCCCGATACTGTCCCACATGGTCGGCGGCAGCTGGTTTCAGAAACGGCTGTGCCTTGTTGCCGCGCGTGTAATGCCAGTTGCCTTTCGCGTCCTGGTACACCCACGGCGTAGGCCGTCCGCCGCCGCCCTCGGCGTAAATGCCCGTGCCAAGCTCGACGTAAGCGGCATACTCATTGTTCGTGCCGATGATTGCCGCCGGTTCCTGCTCGTCTATCATATGGGTAATGCTGTTCCGCAAGTTGCCGGTGTCAACTGGGCACAGCTTTTTTGCGTATCCCTCTGCCACCAGCCCAATCTTTTCAAGGCCCCGCAGCAGCGCCGCCTTGATTTCAGCGGAAACCTCCGCACTGTGATCCTGGATTGTAACGCTCATCGCTCACCCCATGTTTCAGCAATAAGCGTACCATCCTCCTTGCACTCTCTGATAACCATTCGATTGTTATCGATATAGCAGATTTCCGAATAATCGCCACCGGACGGTGTTTTCCCGTAAACACGCTCTTTAACAAGTTTTCCATTGTCATCATAAAACTTTTTTGTTTTCATAAGCGCTCACCGCCTTACCTTAAGAAAATATCAATGATTTTCGCTCTGTTCGGAAACATCTTTCTGAATACGTCCGGATTTTTAACAAATTCGGCCACGCTTTCCGCAAAATCCTCAGAATTGGCGTTTTCTCCGTAGACTGTAACCGATTTTTGACCGGATACCTTCTTATCTTCAGCCATTGCATCCGTCCACCATGTGTACTCTGAGAAGCGTGTGCCATTTACGCTATTGTCCGTGTCAACTTTATGCCCGATTTCATGGCAATACGTTCGCACAACATAATCGTCGTTATGCGGATGATCATAACGCCAAAAATTGATGTCATCCCCGCCCGTAGCATAACTGCCTCGGAATTTCTTGTATCGCTTTCTCCAGTATTTGTCTTGCGGATTATGAACATCTTGGAATATGATTTGTTTTTGCCCCATATCCCGTAATTTTTCTGGAACCTTACCCCAAAGCTCAACCGCTTTCTCTGGGGTCATCGTCTGGTGCGCTTTGTTGTAACTCACTGGAAATACAAACTCTGTTCCGTCTGGAGTTTTATAAACCGTGGCATTTGCGGATTTTCTCGTCCCGTTTTCCGTTCCATCACTAAAATCATATTTCCGCGTCTCCGTGGTGCAATCCGAAATAGTGATTGGCAACGGCTTGCTTTCTTCTATTATAGCAGATTTTGCCGCACTTGCAACTTGCTTTGTATCCTTTTTCCATCCAGCCCATTCAGCATAGGACATATTAGAAACGACCTCTGTTTGCCCCGTATCGGCGTTTTTGGCGCGTCTCTGCGCCGATGAGGTATCTACGCCCTCCACGGCGGCAATCAGCGTACAGCGGCAGTTATATATCTCCCACGGTGGCCCTTGTGGGTCGCCGGGAAAGCGACACCCGTTAGAAAACTTCTTGTCCTGCGCCACTTGTTCGCCGTCAAGCATGGCATGAGAGTGGCGTGTACGCGCGTCCAGCGTAGCCAGCCAACATTTTTTGAGCTTAATCCCCATCTTCTCCGCCGCCGCATAGCTATCCATGCGTCCGGCGTTCTGCGCGCCGGTCACGGCAGTTCTGGCCGTGCGAATTGCGCTGTCTCGGCTCATGGTGGAGATCCGCTTTTGCAGGTCATCCGCCATGTGCTTGATGCTCTTCCCCTGCAAGATAGAGCTGGTGACGCTTGCCGTGATCTGCTTCTTACCATACGCGAGGTCGATACCACGCTTTAAGGCCCGTTTCGGCGGGTAGTATGGCATTAAGTCCGGCTGCTCTACCATAAGCCGCTTGACAGTCTGCTCGTCCCACAGGTCGAAGCCCACGTTCCCAGCCACACTCTCGATGGTGTACGCCGCATAATTGCGGTTGAGGGAGTAAATACCGGGCGTTGCATCGTTGGTGTAGGACACCGCCACAGCGTTTGCATCGGTCACGCGGTGCGCCACCTTGTCCCGCATGGCCTGATAGCGTTCCCCTCGCCCAATCTGGTTCAGCCGCCATTGCTTATAGTCCTGCTCCGTCCATTCCTTGCCGTTCTGCACGGTGCCGATCAGCGCCTTCATTTCCTCGTCGCGCTTTTTGAATTGCTCAAAATATGCGTCGATGGTAGCTTGCAGTTCTTCCCCCGCCTCGCGGTATAGCGTTGCAATACGACGTTCCAGCTTCGCAAGCTCCTTGTCGGTCAGCTTGTGTCCGAGGTCACTGTTTGGCATTTCTGCCTCCGTTTCACAATATCGTCATAGTGCGGTTTTACGCGGATCACATTCCAATCGCATTCTTCCGGCACTTTCCCGTAGAATATCACCCATTCCGGTGAAAGCCGTTTCATCATTTCCTCGTAGCCGCGCAGAAACAGCCTCTTGCTTTCCTTGTTTTGCTGTGTCCCTACTGAGCTGACAGCCACAACACCGCCAACCGGCTCGCCATCAAAGCACCAATCATAGCTCCACTCGTCGCTCCATGAGATCGTGGGATAAACCGTCATGCCGTGCATTTGCCAATACGCCGCCAACCAATGCTTGCGGTAATGGTTGTATATCTGCATCGCCAGCGGCATATCCGTGTATATGGAGAAGTCCGGCGCGCACACCGCCGCAAACTGCGACAGTTGCGGAATGCGCTTGTCAGGTGTGTTCCAATACCGAATGAATTGATAATCGTCCACGAAGAAATGCACGATCTTGCTTTTCGTGTCTTTCGCAGTGTAATGGTAATTCACGGGGATAAACTCGCCATGCGGATACGCCTTTACCGGCTCGATCTGTGGGATTTCATACTTGCCAACGCCGGGGAATGTAAACTTGTCGAGATTTTCAAAGTTAATCATTCCTTAACCCATCCACCGTTCCGGAATTTATATCCCCGCTTTTTAAGGGCCTCTTTGACGGCATAGGTTTGCCCGGTAAATGATGTGATTTTTTCAAAATTGATGTTATGTGGAGTGTCGTTTACAAAGCCGTGATCAAGTGTATAAGTCACATAATTCGTCTTGTTTGTTTTTGCGGTCTTATTGTAGCTATCGGCTTTGGCGTATTGCAATTCTACCTTTCCCGTCTCCAAGTGAAACGGCTTGTAGCACCGTATCATCGTACCGCCCGCGCGTAAATCCACGTCCTTCGATGTATCTGGTTTCAACCTTTAAGGGCTTTTCGCGCCCAAACATCCCACCCGCGCTGGACGACTTGGCGCTTCCGCCACCGGCTCCGCCTCTACCTCCCATCACTCTACCTCCGTTCCAAATGCCCCGTTTTCATTCGCAAAACTCCGGTCAATCTCTTCTGCAGCCTTCCGCTTCGCCATGTCCTTGTACTGGTCAATGTCGCCGTTGATGGTCAGCAGCTTCTTTGTGATGTACTCGTCATCGTAATACGCCGCGCCCAGCAGAATATTTTGCGTTTCCTCGCTCTTGTTGATAATCTGATTGCGCGTGTAGCTCGGCTGATCCTCAATGCCTGCCAGACGCAGAATCTCAACAATAAACCGCGTGACCTCGGATTCAAACTTGTCCGTTTTCAGATCCAGCGGCACATAGCTTGCCTTGATTGCCGTTGCCGTTTGATTGCCCGCGGACACCGCCGCAGCGTCAAAGCTCTGAAAATCTTCATAGAGCTTCTTTTTCAGCATATCAATGGTGCTGCTCGTGCCCTCATACGGTGCCTCGATGGTCTTGCTCTCCACCTTCGCACCGTCGTCGCCGTTAGCGTGGGCAACATGCGTGGTTTTCAAGCGCTCCACAAACTTTGCATCGTCCAGATCATCCATGCCGTTGCAATTAGAAAGCACCCAATAGATCAGGTTGCCCTCGTCCACGTTGTTGACCATGTTCGAGGATGCAAGATCGAGCGCGTCGATGGTGTTGCGCTTTCCGGCAATTTCGGATAGGCACCGCTTGTTGTTTTTCAGCGGCACGATGGGGAAACTCGGATAATTCCCGCCGTCGTAGATTTCGGTTTCGCCTACCTCGGCCTTGCGGATAACGAGCTTGTAGCTGCGCTTTTCCTGCAATACGCTCATATCTTTGTTCTTCGGCTGGAAATACTCGGTAAAGCCGTCGATCTCGTACAGCGTCGCTCTCAGGGGCTTATCCTGTGCCACCTGCCAAAACCGGATGCCTGCCTTCATTGCACCGTCCTCTTCATCATAGAGGGGGACAAACTCAAGCAGGGAGAACACACGCAAATGCGTCAAATCCCAGAAGCCGAAGGACACGCCCGCGATTTTCGCCTCACGCGCCGCATCCATGACTTCCTGATCGAAGTCCGGGCACAGCTTGTTTGGCGTTTCCTTCTCCGCAAAGGTCACACCGTTTCCCAGCAGATACGAAACCTCCTGATCCACTGCCAGACCGAAGAAGCGGCTGGCCAGCTTATGATTTGCCGTCCACATATCCGTGTGGCTGCGCCCCTGCATATCATAGATGATCTTCTCATAGCGGTTAATGGTCGGATTTAGACCGTTATAGTATTCCTCCGCATCCGCCGCCGTTTTATATGCCGGACTCTCGCGGTGCTCATTGATCGCGCTGCGGATAAACGCCATCCGCGCCTGCTCGTCCTCGCCAACCGCCACAAGGTCATTATATGTTTTGATAGCCGCTCACCGTCCTATCTGTTCCAAAGTGGTGTATACTCGCGCCGATACGCCTTGTTCTTCAGGACCGTATAAGCAAAATACCGTGTTTCATCCATTGCGTGATCGTTTTCTTTGATCGGCCTGTCATCGGCGGATTTTTCGTCCCACCGATACAGGCCAAACTCGCGGATGCAGTCTTTGCAATTTCGGTGTATCTTGATTACGCCGTCCTGCAAAAACCGCGCCGTAGTCATAATACCGTTGGTTACGTCGTTGTTGGCCTTTCGCACCATATAACCACGCCGCCGCAAAACCTCGATAAACGAGGCGGCAGACGGGTCAACGATGATGCTTTTAACGTTTGCCTCGCCGATGAGCTTTTTAATTTCGTCGGCGTATTCCTCGTCCGTCTTGTTCTTCTGGTTCTCGCGCCCGGAATAGTAATACTCGCGGATGCGCGTGGCCGTCTTGCCATCCCATCGCCACAGCCCTGCGGAAAACGGGTTAAGTGTGCCGTAGTCGCAGGACACATAGTATTCTCCCTTTTCCGGCAGCTCGTCCACAATGCAGCTCTCGTCAAACATGGGGTAGATCAGGCCCTCGGCCACTACCCACAAGCCGCGAATGTATCGGTCGTAGAACACGCCGGAAAACATTGCCTGATAGCGTTCCAGCGTCTTTTGAGATAAGCCGGGGTTGTCCGTCATTTCAAAATGCAGATACAGCGCGTTTCGCTCCTTGTTCCGCTGTATCCACTCTGTATAAAACCAGTGCTGTGGACTTCCCGGGTTGCAAGAAAACCACAGCTTTGCGCCGTCAACGGAGCAGCGGGTCAAGGCCTGTTCCACAAACGAACGCGGCATAAGCACCACCTCGTCCAGCAGCACCCCCGCCAGCGTGCGGCCTTGTATCAGCGTATAGCTGGCCTCGTCCTTTCCTCCGAACACCTCGAAGTAATTCGTCACGGCACCGCGCCGCACTTCCATAACCTTGTCGCCGCGCCGCCAGCGGATGATATAGCGCTCCTTTGCCAAACTCATCGCCGTAAACGGCACGATGATGTTCTTGGTGCAGCTATCCACCGTGCGTCCACACACGCCGAAACGCTGACCGCTGAAATTCTCCATCGCCCAGTGGACGAACGCCCACATCATGATGGAGGTCTTGCCGGAACGCACGGCGCCGTCGCAGATCAGCGCGTCATACTTGGAATAGGAAAAAGCAAGGATTTTTGCTTGTTTTGGGCTAATCATGTGGCATAAATACAACTACCATAGACGGAAATGGAGCAGAATTTTTACTTCCGCCAAATTTTAATCGTCCCCTAATAAACCGAATTTCCACATTGTTTCTTTTGTATATGTAATCGTGGAACCATTTTGTATCTGTTCTGGCAGGAAGTAGCATTACGACGGTAGACCCGCTAACGGATGCAAATAACGCTCTCCTCACCCATTGCCCGATGCCACGCCCATATGGAGGATTGCACCACACGGTTCCTTTCCACGGATGTTTCAGTCCGTCTTGTTCCTTCGTATAGAACTTGTCGCACTTTGCATTTTCTGGAGTTGCACACACATCAAGTGTAAATTGAAATTCATTATTCAGTTTATCAAACAAATCTTGTGGCGTTTCCCATAAGTCTGTTTTACTGGAAAACATTAATTCTGTATTCATGTGTCGCTCTCCAACTCCTCCGCCATCTCTCTCAGGCTCTTGCTGAGTTCGTCCTCTTTGCCATTATCAGACGGCCCGCCGCTTATCATCGCCCACTTGTCGATCAGCGTCCCCATCGCCGTTGTGATTTGACTGAGATTCGCCGCCGCCAGCTTTTCGGGGTCGTTGAGCATTTCAAGCCCCTTACCGATGAACGAACACACCATGTCTTTGTGCTTGTCCATGTACGCTAATACATCGGCGGTGTTCTCTTCCTTTTTTTTCTCACACTTTTCCACAATGTCGGCATTCGCCCGCACAAGGTTCTTGACCGTCGTTGCGGACACGCCGTTGATTTTCGCTGTGGCGCAATAGTTATTCGTCTGCACATAGTCCGCCAGTATTTTCTTTTTCTGCCGGTCTGTCAGACGCGTAGCCATTGTCACCACCTCGCCGCTTTTATTTGCTACCAGCCCCCGCCCCTTGGCCTTACATAGCAGATTTTACCCGCCCCGGGGGGCTACAACGTGCCGCACTCTCAGGGCAGCGGCTCTCCTCTTTTGGTGCAGATGGTGAGGATTTGCACCTCACACGCCCTCTTTTGCGCTTCGCCTCCGGATGCTCCACGCGGTTCGCAGGGCTGAACCACTTTCGTCTACTATTCCGACACATCTGCATATGTCCCCGCTGGGCCACATCGTTGAGAGGTGCGCGGGGTTCTGTGCCGCATGAGAGGTGCGACCTCTCGGCCCTGATCGTGGGCTGCATCGTGCGTGCGGCATATCGCGGGGGCGGGTGAAAAGATGAAAAGCACCGCGCCACGCTATGGCGCAGGAGGTAAACGCCATAAATGAGAGGACCGCAAAGGCTTTTACACCTCTGCGATCCTATTATCTCATAAGCAAATGGCTTTTTAAGGCCAACTTTTAATCATCGAGCAGCCCGTAGTTCCGCGCGACGCACTTGATAAAATCGGTATGCCAGCGTCTCGCCGTCCGGTCGGAACAGTTGACCGCCATCGCTGCGCCTTCAAGCGTGTGGGTCTTTTCCCAGAACACGAGGCGGATAAATTTCAATCGCTCTTCGCCGTCTTGCATTGACTTTGTTTCGCTCACCGCTTTTCGCACAGCGTTGTTTTCTAACCAAGACACTCCATGCAGCTCCTGCTCTCGGTCGGGGGCATAGCGGCGGATAATGGCTTTTACATAGCCCCACCAGCTGTAACGAGGTTTACTCATGGCGCGCCACCTTTCTCTTCACCCACGCCCACAGGTTTTTCCACGGGTGTCCTTCTGCGTAATTTGCGCGCTGCTCAGCATTGCTCCATTTCTGGTGCATATAATCGCGTTCTTCTTCAACATGCCGGCAGCCAACCGTCACTCTCGATACTTCTGCATTCGCCCGCCCAAGTGCTGCCTCGGCGTATCTTGCCTTCTCGCGCAGAATATCATTGTCCGCTTTCAGGTTCGCGATCTCGTTTGCCTTGTTGATAGCCTCGCCGTTCATTTGGCTGATCTGCTCAATCAGAGCGGCGTTCTTTCGCTGCATCGCCGCCTTTAAGTTTGCATACTCGGCAAGCAGATCGTTCTTCGCGTCAATGCAGTTTTTCAGCTCGACGACTTCCTTTTCAAGCGCCGCAGACTTCTCCTGCGCGTCTTCCACCATCTTCGCCATCTGGTCTTTGGTGTACTTCTTCACATTGATGCTCATAATTTGGCTCCTTTCATTCGTAGCTGTTCTTCCCGCCCCCGGTCGCTCACGATGCTCACGACCTTCACGTCGCCGTAGCGCTCAATGTCCATGGCGATGCGCTCCTTGATGCCCTGCGCGTCAGCGGCGGGGACGTTGGCTTTAATCGTGATTGTCAGCATTTGCGCCCTCCTTTCCGTCCATCTTCGCGCCGCATGCAGGACAGTAATTGGTAAATTTAGCGATCAGGTTATATCCCCGTTTGCACTCTGGGCAGATAATAATTCCACTCTCATCTTCAATCCACTGTGCGTGCACCACTGGCGCAACGTCAGCGGCGGGAATACTGTAAAAGTCCTCCGCTAAATCGTTATAGGCGTCTGCGTAGATTCCGCTTTCCCCGCCAAGCTCTTCAAACGCTTTTTGACATTCTTCCGATTGCTCACGGATATAAGCAATCGCCGCCTTGCGGCTTATGTATTCATCCATTGGTAGCCCTCCTGTTCCATGCTTCGATTGCTAATAGATGATTCAGGTACCAATGTGTTCTCGGTTCGATTGGACAGTCTCTATTTGGGCAGCATGCCCGAAAGCAGTGACCGTTTCTCTGCATAACGCCCTTGGCTCCGCAAAACGGGCAAGGTTTTAATTCAGCCATCCTTCATCGCCTCCAATGCTTTCTCCGCCTTCTCGCGGGTGAAGAATACCGTCTTGCCAAATGAGCTATGATTGACCCCGTACTGTTCTCTTAACCCATCTACTGTAGAAAATACAATGGTCGTAACGTGGCTTCCAATGTTCACAAATTCTATCACGCATTCGCGGGGGTGCCGCATCCCGTCAAGATTCGCCCACACCGTATCGCCCACCTTACACGGCAGCACCACCAGCCGCCCGTCCTTGTCGGCCTTCAACAGTTCCCGAATCCGTTCTGCCTTTGACGTGTCATCGCTAAAGGCAGATTCGATGATGGCCTTTGCGTTTTCGCACTGTTCCGGCGTCAGCCCCGTGTTCTTGTATGCGAGCAAATCCTTTCTGATATTCGAATAATCCTCAATGAGCTGCTGCACCACGAACCGCTGCATCATCGGCCACGCCATGATCTGCTCTTGCAGCTTTTTCAATGCTTCGTCCGAAACCATCATTTCCTCCTGTTCCGCCGCGCATCCCTGCGCCGCTTCTTCTGTGTGCGTTTGCAATATCTTCCGAATGCCGCGTCCGACACCGCCAACAGGCGTTCCATCTTGCGCAGATCGCGCAGTGAAAAATAGGGGTAGTCCATCATTCCGCGCCTCCATATTCGGCCTCGTACTGTTCCGGCGTGATAACTTTGATATCATCCGCGGAATAGCCTAAAGCCGGAAGGCACAGCAGCTCCGACAGCTTGTTCTTGTTGATAGCCGCCGCAGCTTCCTCATACGGAATGCCTGGTCTCGCCTCAAACTCGATTTGCGCCCCGAATTGCTCGGCAATGCTAAAGCAAAGTTTGTACTTAGCCATCCGTCAGCCCTCCTCATCCTGCCATCCGCAGTCTGCGCAGGTGTTAATATCCTTCTCCGCGTTCCAAAAGACGTTCTTTGACCCGCACACCGGGCACGGCAGGCCTATCGGCCCCCTTGGCCCCGTCGGGTCTCTGTGCCCCTGCACGACTTCATCGCCGCGTCGCAGGAACTCTTTCAGCGTGCCGCCCCGCTTTTTCAGCCCCTCGTCCATCTTCGTCAGCGCCTCAAGGCCCTGCTGCTGGAATTCGATCAAATCAGCCGCTTCCCGCATCGTTCTGCCGATGCAGCTCGTGACGGTCAGGCCTCTGTCGTGACTCGGGCATCCGTTGCAGTTGTCGCTTGCGCAGCACCGCAGTGCGGCCACAATCTCATCCCTGGTCATGTCATTCCTCCTCTCGCATCTCCTCCCCATTGCTCCGCCATAGCTCTGGCGATGCCGGGGAAGGTCTTGCTTCTGACCTTCCCGCTCCGGCTGTATGTATCCTCCCAGGTGCGGTTTTTCCCGCTGGGCAGTTTCCCGAAAAGCTTCTCGTTATCCGGCTTAGGCAGGCCGTTTGTTTTCAGCTTCGGTAAATTTTTCGTCCACAAGCAAGTTGCCTTTGTTACATATTGCTCTTTATCGTCTACCGATTCTGCAAACATATAGGGGTGGATTGTCTGGTCTGCGCTTCTGTATGCTGTGTTCATAAAGCCAACCGGGTTTTCTATTGCTATCCGCTCTGCGTTTGCAAGCCAGAATCGCATGAAGAACACAGCAGCGCAAGCACGCTCTCGCCAACGGGCAACCACCTTTTCGGGCGGCGTGTGTTTTAGCGAAAAATGCTTACCGGAAACATAGCTTAGGAAGGTGCACGGCGGGTGCGCGATCAGCAAATCCCATTTGCCGACGTCATGCGTCTCCCCGTCCATTGTGGTCACTTGCCCCCCCTCGATGGCCTTGAGCGCATCGCCCAGGATATGCCACTCAGGGTGTCCGCCGGACGGCTCCTGAATGTCACAGGAATATGCCTCATGCCCCAATGCCCGGAATGCCTTGCAGACTTCTTGCGATTCCTCGCAGGCAACTAAAACCTTCATCTTAATACCTCACTCCGATATAATCCAGAACCCGACCGTATCCGAGCCCCTTTTCATTGGGCTTCCATAGCCCATCCGTGTCCCATTCGCCGCCGCCGATGCAAAACTCATAGTGCTTCGGATGCGTGTGTTTCATGCGCTCAAAACGATTCTCGCCTTTTTCGAGGTGCGCACCGAACGCGCAGAACATGCACCCCGTGCGTTGGCAACCCGTGCAGTGCAGCGGCTTTTCGACGAGCGTTGACAGATAATCATTTTCCCCGTCGCTCGCCACGATGTCCCCGTATACGCTGCAATACGGGATGCTTTCGCCCTTTAGAAACGCAAGCACGTCCTGATCTGTCCAGAAGCTCATTGGCTTACTCATGGGGCGCTTGCCGTCAAAGGCGTTGCAGCCCGTGCGCTTCCACTCTTTTTCTCGCTGCTGGCTCTCGCTCGCCATCATCGCGGTAAACGGCACACATCCGCTCGTAGCTTCGTATCGCTTGGCGGGTGCTTTTTTCATCACGTCGCAGCATTGCTCGCTAATGTGGAACGGCGCATCCTTGAGATAATGCCACTTGTCCGCCAGTTTCATCGTCGAGCAGTAAACGCCCTTCCGGTTGTATCCGGTCAGATACAGATTGACCGTTGCATCGTTCTGCCCGTGCGCGTTTTGTAAATCGCGGATAAAGCGCGCCTGTTTTTTGCCGATGACGGGATAGCCGTACCTTGTCACCACCTGCCGGATGTTGAGCTTCGGCCGCAGCCGCGCAAGCTGCGCGTCGATCCGCGGGAACTGCTTTTGCAGCCACGCCGCATAGTCGTTGACGAAGTGCTGAATCTCAGGATACTCAAGCCCTGTGTTGACAAATACCAGCGTCAGCGGATAAATCGGCGTGCGATAGCGCGATAGCTCCTGTGCGGCCAGATAGGCGAGCACCGTTGAATCCTTCCCGCCGGAAAAGCTGACGTAGCACTTGCCGTCCCATGCGCTGTACCATTGCTCAATCTTCTCGCGGCTCAAAAGCGCCTTGTCTTCGAGTGGGAGCGCCAGCAGCTCTTTCGCCGCTCTCTGCGAGATCGGCTGACTGCTATACCCGGTCATTTCCGCCCCTCGCATTCCCCGAACAGCTCCCGGAATGTCATCCCCGTCAGGTCTTCCAGCGCCAGCAGCAGCCGCACCGTCACATCTCTGTCGCCGCGCGCCCACGCCGACACCGTAAACTGCGACGTGCCGAGGGATTGCGCCAGTTCTGTTTGGTTATAGTTCATCGTTTCCAACGCTTCCTTGAGCACCGGATAAGCGCAGAACTCAAACGGCGTTTTCGATCTCATGATCTTGCTCATGCGCGCACCTCCCCGAAATATTCCTTGTATTCTCGGTTGCTCCAACGTGTCCAAACTCCAACATACCAAGACTTCCCGGCAGGGTTCTTCTGCGATTTCGCGACTGCATGTGATACCGTGGAAAGCGACGTGCCGCATAGACGGGCTAACTCGCTTGGTGAATCTGCCACACACACAGGGGTCCCGGCGTGACCCCAATCGAGTTTCATGTAAATGCGTTTTGAGATCATTCCGCACCGCCCGTCTCTCCGAGCAGCGTCCCGACGGTCACGCCCAGCGCTTCGGCAATGTACTGATACGTCGGCATGTAGCTGATGCATCGTCCCTCTCTGAGGTTTAAGATGCTACTGCGCGATAATCCCGCCTTTTCTGCAAGCCCCTTGATACTCATGCCCCGCAGCGCACTCCATTTCTTGATGTTCTCGCCGATCTCTTCCGGCGACAGCATGCCTTTTTTCGCCGGGGGGGATTCCGCCAGAATATCGCTTAACGTCAAGCCAACGCATTCGGCGGATCTATACAGCGTCGACACCTTCGGATAGCTCGCGCCCTTTTCGAGTTTGGCAATGAATGACTGTTCTGTGCCCATCATATCGGCCATCCGAAACTGGCTGATATTTCGCATTTTTCGAACGTTTTTGAGCCGTTCGCCCAACTCTTTTTCTGTCAACATCTTTTCTTGCTCCCTTTTATTTTTTCAAGTTCTGCATGCGCCGCGTTTTGAACTGGCGCGCTCCCAAATAATCCTCTTTTGCCTGCGTCTGCCGCTTCTCTTCGGCTTTCGCCACCCGGGCCTTCGCAATATCCTCCGCATAATACGGGCAATGGTCTTGGCAGCCGGGATAGCGCACGGGTGGCAGGCAGAAGTGGCAGTGCTCAAAGCTCATGGTCGACCTCCACGCTGCTGATCGTCACCACCGTAAGCGGCTCACCGTCCGTGTAAAACTTCCTCCCGCAAACGCTAAACACGGCAGAATCGTCCTTATAGGCATATCCGTTGAGCGCGTCCAATACCGCCTTGATGATGTTGTCGATATCGCCGCGCTTAAGGTACGGGGTTAAATGCAATCCATCCCTTTCCCTCTTCGGTGTTCCAGATGGGATGGGAAAATAAGCGTTAACCATGACATCCAGCGCTTCTCCGTCCTCAAATGGCTTTTCCCCCGTCTTAAGCCACGCTGTGCGAACTGCAGCCTCGAAAATCTGCGTGCTTTTTGGGGTGTATGTCCCATGCCGCGTAACACGCGGTCTGCCCTTCGGCACGGGTCTTCCATCCACGGTAAATAAAACTACTCGCTCCATGCGTCACCCTCCCATTTCGGCGGCAGCCGCTTCCCACGTCAGCCCGTGTTCTCTCGCATAACGCGATACACTCGGCATGAATTCCTCCTGTTCGGCTATCCTCTCGATGTATGGCTTCATCCACGCTACCGAGACGCGCGGGGAAACTGCGCCCCTGATTTTTGCCAGCACTTGGCCGACTTTCGGGGGAAATCCCTTCGCATCCTCGGCAATCAGCGCATTCACCGCGTCCATCGCCTCGGCAGGGTCTTCACTGCCCAGCATGTCCGACCAGAGGGAAACCAGCTCTTCGGCTTCTGCGCGGGTCATCTTGGCATAGGCCTGCGGATAAGCCTGTTTTAACCGCCCTAAAAGGCCAAGTACGTCAGCTCTTTCCACGGTTCTTTTCCTCCTCCAGCATCTCGGCGAATACATCGCCGCCGACAAACGGCCTATTCTGCGGTGCTTTGCCGCCCTTGTTCTGCTCTTCGGCGAGCCAATTAGTAATGAAACGCTTAACCCCCCCGTGCGTCTTTCGCTTGGTAGGGTTTGCATCGCACCACCCCGCCATGTGTCTGAGCTGTTGTAGAACGTCAACGTTCGGATAGAGCTGCGACCATTTGGCCCTGTCGTTCTCCGACACGTCGAAAAAAGTCCCGTCATTCAGCGGCAAAGAAATCACCGGCGGCGCGTCAGCCGCTTGCGGCTCAGCGCAATATTCTCCCTTGCTATCGTTAGATAGCTGGATATTGGTTTCGGTATTGGTATCGGTATTGGTTTCGGTATTGCCATTTTTGCCATTGGCAGGCATGGCTTTGCTATTTTTGCCATTAGCAAAAATGCGTTTGCCATTTTGCCATCTTGCGGCAGCCCCAGCCTTGCCAGCTTCGCTCCTCGTTGTAGCAATATCGTCATAGCTTGCCTTAAAGCGGTCTTCCTGCGCCATCATGCGTTTGACAAAGAATCTCTCATTGCCACAAAGCGCTATCTGCTCTCCCGTCATGCTGTAAACCAGCAATGCCCGCGTTAGCCGACCGAACTCTGCATCGTTGAGCGCATCCATCTCCTCTAAATAGTCATAGGGGAGTGCTGCATAGTTTCTTGCCATGCCTCCACCGCCTTAAAACGGTAGATCGCCGTCGTCCTCACTGATCACCGCAAAGTCGCCTGCGGCGCTCTCTACGGTGAAATGCGGCTCGGTAGCATCGTTGCGCTTGCTGTCGCCGAAATAGATATTGTCGGAAATAATCTCGGCGTTGCGGCGGTTGTTGCCATCCTTGTCCGTCCAGTCGCGAACGGTGAGCTTTCCCTCGACCACGACCATGCGGCCCTTGCTCAAATACTGGCAAGCAAACTCTGCCTGCTGCCGCCACGCCACCACATCGAGGAAATAGGTTTTCTTTTCGCCGGTTGCCTTACTCTTGAAATCGTCATCGACGGCAACGGTGAAGCTCGTGACCGCCGTACCGTCCTGCGTGCGGCGCAGTTCCAGATCGCGCGTAATGCGCCCCATGATGCAAATTCTGTTCAGCATGATTCTTCCTCCAAATAGTTTTTCTTAAATACCGCCATGAACGTGTCATGGCCATAAAGTTCTTCGAAACGCTTCTGACACTCGCGTTTCAGCCGCATATCCAGTTCGTGACCGTCTTTCCCGTGCACGCCGTAGTCAGCCATATTGTGCCAGTCAGCACGCAACCACACCCAGCAGCCCCAAATATCGGACAGCTGACGGCGACCGCCGCCGTAAATGTGATGCCGTGCAAGGTTTGTCGAGAATCCTGAGATATAACATTCTCTCTTGTCCTGCATGATGCTTTTAGTCATCTGCCCCATTCCTCCTTTAGTGCGTCAAGCTGTTGCGGGGTCAATGTCTCAATGCCCAGCTCCTTGCAGTCCTGCACGATGTTGTCAATCAGGCGTGACATTTGCTTTGTGTCAAAGGTGGACGAGCCGTAATACAAGACCACGTTCTTGCAGCCGTCAATTTTGCTGTCCATCACTTCCGTCTGCCATCCGATACCATTCTTGTTCCAGCCGTCGCATAGCTTCTGCACGGCTTTCTCGCGCACGCAGACTGTTTCTGTGTTGCCGCCAACGTCCCTGACTTCTCGGCGGTAAATCTCACTCTTGGGCGTTCCTGTGGCTTCTGCAAGCTTGTCCAGCAACACCCATGAGTAAGCATTGGCATCGAGGCTCCGTTTCTCACGGTGCTTTTTGACGGTCACGTCAACGTCTACCTCGTGCAGCTCGTCATACAGTGTGCCGACGTTCTCCCGCGTAGCGATGGTGAGTAAATACCTACCATCGCGCGCAAGGGATAAATCATGAAGCCGGGCTTTCATTCGCTTTTCTCCTCGCCATCATGCACGACCAACAGAGCGGCGCTTTATAGGTATTTATCGCGTTCTCCGCAATCTCGGCAACGGAATATAACTTGCCGCCGTGCGTCACCGGGTAGATAGGCATTCCGCAGTCCTTGCAAGTATTTTTCTTGACCTCTCGCTTGTACTGCGCGTTAAATGCGGCCATCTCTTCCTTGGTCGGTTTCTTATCCTGCTTGGGCGCGTTTTCTGCTTTCACATCGTTTTGGGTTCTGGTGTCATCAACTGGGTCGCGGAATGTATCGCTTTCTGCTTCGCTATAAATGCCGGAATACGCCAGCTTTGAGAGTTTCAAAACAACGCGGTCAAACATTCGCTTAAATGCCATCGCATAAGGGTAATCGTTCTTGCAGTTTTTCTGCGTGACTTCGCCCACCTCATATAACCCCTGATCTTTATCGCAATAAGTAAACACCAGCGCGCCGCCGTATCCGCATTTGTCCTCGGTAACAGCCATCGGGTTAAACGGTTTTTCCAACTTATCGTTGATTTTCAAGCAGCCGTTGTGAGAGATAATCAGACCCGTGTACCCCATCTTGCCGCTTTTCGTCTCGTTCATAAGTATCCAGAAGTCTGCGGGGGATAGTCCATACTTCCCACTTTCGATGATCTCGCAAGCCTTTTTCTTGCTCTCTTTGTACTTATCGGATTGCCAAACTGGGATTTTCTTCCCTTGCTTTTGGCTGTATTCCTCTACGTTCTCGCCAAAGTTGTACTCCATCACTTCACCCCCATGCTCATGCCCTGTACAAGCGTCGCCCCGTCGATTTCGGCGCCGCTTTTCAGCAACGGGGCAAGGTCAGTCTTGCTCACCGTGGGGGCGTTGTAAGTAACCTCGCCGTCGTGACCGTTGGCGAGCATCCACGCCACCACCGCGCCCATGTCGGAGACCTCCACACTGGTGGTTTTGCGATAACTGATGGAGCATCGGGGAGTGGAAAACTTCTCGCCGTTCAGCACAGAATCGAGATATTTTTTCTTGCTCTCTGCCGCGCGCTCTAAAGCCTGTCTGCGCGCCGCAAGGGTCTTCTCTTCTTCGCGGATCGCCTTTGCTTCGGCAACGTCGTTTTTAATCCAAAGCGCGATGTTCTCGATCTTCTGTTCTCTTGCCATGTTCAGCTCCAAGAGCTTTTCAACGTCAAGGATTTCGCCGGTCTCGGCATCTACACAGTCCGCAAGCGCGGAATCAATCTGATAAAGATTCATCTTTTACCTCCGTAATATTGTCTGTGCCACAATAAGGGCACACGGTTTGAGTGGTAATCGTCCAGTTCTCATCGTTCAGATTTTCGCGGTATGCATAAAGAGCTGGCTCTCGGAAATCAGCACCGCACGATTCGCAGTGCATCATTCCCCCACCTCCAAATACGCCATTGCGCTCTGCACGCCGAAGATGCGCGCCGCCTGATGGTCGTTGAAAAACACGTCGATGTGGTTGCCGTTTACGCCGCCACCGCAGTCCTCCGAGATGTAGCTGTGCTGCGTGCCGTCCGGCCAGATCAGCAAGACGCGCGTTCCATAAGGGATCACCTTCGGATCGACCGCGATCGTGCGTCCCTCGGTCGCCAGCGTGCCGGTCGCGGTGTAGCCGTTTGCCCACTTGCCGCAACAGCAGCGTCCGGGGCAATAGGCCGTAAGCGTAAACTCACCAAGAAAGACGTCGTTGCACACCGCACTTTCAGTCGCGGGAATGTCCCACGCGGGATCATGCTCCTCTACGATGGGCGCTCCTTCCGGTTCCGCATCGACCGCCTGCGCGCTGGTGGCGAGGATTGAGATCACGATCAAGAGGATCGTCGCGCCCAAACACGCCGCCGCAATCAGTGCCGATTCGTCGGCCTTGCGCTGCTCTCTCGTGCGCTTGTCGTGCCGTCTCATCGTGTCACCTCTTCCATCGTGATTTGTGCGGGTTTCTCAAACAGAGGCGCAAGCATTTCCTCCTGCGCGGCCTTGTAGAAATTCCTGTCGATTTCAAACCCGTAAGCATTTCGCCCCAGTTCATACGCCGCGCGGAGGGTGGTCGCGCTTCCCGCGCATGGGTCAATCACAACGTCGCCGGGATCCGTGAAAACTTCAATCAGCCGTTTCAACACGTTCACCGGCTTCTGCGTGGGGTGGATTTTGGGAATGTCCTTCCCGTCGCGTTCCCACTTCTGCCAGTCAAAAACCATCTTCCCAGTGCCGCGAATCGGCTTCCCATCTTCGCCGATCTCGCGCCCGTTGTTAAATTTCGGGAGCTTGTCACGGTAAAGCACTACCGCAAACTCCGTCGCACCTACTACTCGCATATTGGCTTTAAGCACCTGCGCGGAATAGTTTTTGCAGAAAAACATCGGGTAGCTGTTCTTAAATCCGTACTGCTTCCCGTACTCCATAACGGTCTGCATCTGGTCGAACGCGCAGAAAACAAGCATTGCCGGGGCTTGCCCTTTCTCCTTCGGTTCTTTCTTCAAAAGGCGGTTGCAGAAGTGCATATATTCAGCGATCTTGAAATAGCCATCAGAGTTGAAAAAGCTGCTCTTTGCCTTTTTGCTCTCGCCGTTTTTGTTGTCGCCGCCGATGTACCACGTCGGGTTGCTCCCGTAAGCATCAGCGCCGATGTTGTAGGGAATGTCCGCGATCACGAGCTGCGCCTTTGGGATTCCGTATTTCTTAAAATTCTGGAAGTTGTCATGGTACAGCTCGCATTTCACCGTCTGCACCCCCTGTCGAGGAACGGCAGTAGCTCATACAGCACCTTACACACCGTGCACGCACCGATAACGGCAAGCCCCGTCTTGAAGTCGCAGCCGTTGAGCGCAATCACCGCAGCGGCGATGCCGCCAAAAAACAACGTATCAGCCATGCTTTTCTCCCTTCTTTTCGTTCGGCACAAGGCCGACAAACTCAAGGCCGTGACCGCGTGCGTAAATCTCGCCCATGATCGTCCCCAGCTTTTCAGGGTCTGGGGGCGTGACCCAAATGATTTTGTACTCTGGCTTTTTTCTCATTGCCTTTTCCTTCCATCCGTGCTACAATAAGCACGGACACAATATCTTGTGGTGAGATTTGTCCCACCCGCCCCGCTCGATGCTGCAACATTGGGCGGGGCAATTTCTTTACCCTGCAAGAAATTTTTCGATAAAATACTGCTGTCCCTTCCCGGTCACTTTCGTTGTCTTGCTCACAGTCACCGTGCCATCGGAATGCGTGATTGCCGTTTCTTTGACGGTGAAAAGGCCTAAATCCATTGACTTCTGCGTCGGCATATTAAAATCCAGACCTTTGCGACGAATCAAATAACCATTTTCACGCATCCATCGGAATAGCCGATGCTGCCCGATATCCACGCCGTTTTGTTTCAGCAGCTTCGCCAGCTCGCCGACGAGGATTGAAGTCTTGCTTGCGCTGACTGCATCGGCGAAAAGCACCTTCGGCGCGTCGGCCTCGATCTTGCTTTCAAGTTTCTTGAGCTTGTCTCCTGCGATTTGCAGCGCGCGGGCCATGACTTTCTCTGGGCTGTTCCAGTCCTTTTCGATTTGAAGGAAATACTGGCGGGCTTGCCTGCCCTTTTCGTTGCGCTGGATCATGCAAATCTCTTTCGCCATGTCAATGGTAAGCACGGCGTCTTTCTGATGTTGCGGGCCTCCTGCTGAGTTAGGGACAAAATTGTCCGTAACTAAAAAGTCCTCGCCATTGGTGAATCCGTACTCGCACATTCTCGGAAACCACTTGTGATAAGGGGTGTCGACTTCTAAGAAGTCGTGCAAGTCTCGCGCCGAAACCGCAGGGCGGTCATTGTTATAAGTGATTTTAATTAGTTCGTTCATGCGCCCACCTTATTGCCCTCTCTGATCTCGTCGGCGAGCATCTTGATTTCCGATTCGGTCACGTTGTACATCTTCGCCAGTTTGCGCCAGTGCTTCTGCGGCGGGGCCCAGTCATTCAGCTCCCAATGCGACACGCAGGACACATCGATGTTCAGCTTTCGCGCAACCTGCTTTCGCGTCAGGTTTGCAAGGTTTCGCAGCTCTTTCAAATCCAACTTTTTTACCTCCGTTTCTAATTTGAGATTTCATTGACTGCGGCAGGGATATTTGCTATACTGCCGTTAGCCCTCTTTGGGCAAATTCAAGGGAGGTGGTTTTCTTGACCAACCTTTTGATTTTGCCTGTTCCCTTCCCGTCGGGTCGCAACAGCGGTGCCAAAGCGCGTTAAACTGGCTAAATGTAGCAACTGATACGGCGGAGCACTCAGTGAAGAGGTTAAAACTCACGGTGATATGCCAGTAATCATATCCCACCGTATCGGGTACTCCCGATGGCTTACCAGCGAGAAGGCAATGCGCAGAACCAAAACTGCGAAAGTGGTAAGGCTCCTGAAGAACCTGTAGCGCTATTGCAGGCGGCGAAAGCCTGCAAGGGGCATTGGGTAAACAAATTTGGACATTGGCCGGTGGGAATAGCGCTCCTGCCGGTCTTATGTTTTCCCTGCCGCAGTCAACACCAATCGGAAAACTCATAAACATGAGGTTTCATGCTTGACAACCTCTAAAAACGGGGATACAATAGCTTCGCCAAAAGAAATTGTAGAAAGCCGCTTTTTGAGGGGGCTGAGTTTTTTGCACCCTTTTCCGCTTGGTTTGATACAATGATAACTCATAAAATTCGGTTTGTCAATCAGCTTAACCGAATTTTATAAGTTTTGTTATACTGCATAAATTTTTGAGGCGATTGTTATGGATGTTACACTTACCCGCATTTTGTCGCTTCTGCCCCATGAAAACGGGAAAATAAAAAGAGGGTCCCAAAAAACCTTTGCCCAAAGCATCGGATATGGCAGTGGCGACATTGTCTCTATGTGGATAAATGGGACAAGCCAATCTTACAAGAAAAAGCTCCATCAGATCGCCGATGAATATCACGTTTCCGTCGCATGGCTCAAAGGCGAGACTGACGACCCGACGGTCGAGGCCGAGGGGAAAAAAGAAGCCCCCGCCACAGAGGGCGAGGGCTTAAGCGCAGCGCGGCAAAAACTATATGACGCTATTGCGAATTTGACCGATGAACAATGCACCAAACTTTTAGGTGTCGTGGAATGGGCAAAGGAAAATAAGTGACGTATGGAAAAGACCGCTTATAAAATTTTGAAAAAACTATATAATTCTGAATCAATCAGTATGGACGAAATAAACCAGCTGACTAAAAAAGACGATTCCAAACCGATTAAACCTAACCAGCCCAACAAGTATGTTACTTATCTTAAAATGGATAAGATGGTAACGATATTTGATGAGGGCGGAACCGCAGACGGCGCGGGAGGAAGCGTTGATGCAACAGAATTTGTTCGCATCACTTTAGCCGGTCGGGATTATATTGAGAAACAGCGGAAAGAGCTTTTTATGTTCTGGATCCCTTACGCTATTACGACTGCCATTGCTGTAGCAGCGCTTCTCGGATAGATTCAACCTTTTCTGCTGTTAGCTCGCTCGGTTCATACTCTTTGCAAGGATTATCTTTCCCGCATCCAAGGATATAATATCCATTCCTAATGGTGTACCGTCCTACAACATACTTGCATCCAGCGCAAGCAAGGCTTTTGCACTGTGGGAGAGCAGCCTTATCAATAATGGCAGATCGGCGCGTCTTCTCTTGCTCTGCCGCAAGTTGTTCTTTAAGTTTGCGGTTTTCTTCCCGCAGATCATTTAATTCTCTTCTTGCAATAAACATTCCAACCTCCATAAAACATATTCCACCTGACTGTCAGTAAGTGATAGCACCTCAGATTTTAGGCGCTCTCTAATAAGAATAGCATGGTTTTCTTCTTCGCGCAACATTTTGTGTCCCTCCAAATAATTATAGTAACGGGGCTATATGTCGATTATTGCACTTTGTGCAGTCGAAAATATAAGAAAATGGAGAGTTGAAATGAAAAAGTTTTTGCTTATCGCGCTGTCTTCGGTTCTCGCGCTCGGCATGTTAACCGCCTGCAGGAAAACAAATCAGTCCGAGCCCGAAAACGAGCCGGGAACTCCGCCCGATCTCGTTGGAGAATGGGAGCAGACAAACAGCGATGCAGAGGACGCATGGCAGGCCGCTACTATTGCCGGAGATGCCATTGAGGTGTATTGGGTATCTGATAACGGAGACACAAAAGCCCTCTATTGGGCCGGTTCTTTCGATGCCCCTACCACGGCGGATGAGCCGTACACCTGGGAATCGGAAAATGATAAAGACCAGACCGATATGGCAATTCTCGCCAGCGGCGATGACACCAAGACGTTTACCTATCAGGGCGGCGTAATCAGTTACGAAGTGTCTGCTATGGGAGTTACGCAGACTGTAAAACTTGAGAAGCAATAAGTAACTAAAGGCACTGCCGCCCTCTGCAACAAACGGCAGTGCCTTTTTGCAGCCAGCGGGAAGCGGTCGCCGCTGCTTGCTTTGACCTTATCTCGCTTTACCTTGGTAATTCAACACCGAAACATTGCAATAAGACAGCGCTCGACGCGGTTCGACAAGCCCTCATCTTGCGACTTCGCGGCGCGAAAATCGAAAAAGATTAAGGTGACGTAAATGAACATTCAAGAAGTGTGCAGAATCCGTAAAGAAGAATTGAAACTGACCTATCAAGACATTTCCGACGCTTCCGGCGTGCCGCTGTCCACCGTGCAGAACTTCTTTTCCAAGTTTTCTAAATCTCCGTCGATCTACACCGTCGCGCCGATCTGCAAAGCGCTTGGAATATCGCTTGGGATATCCCTTGATGAGGTGTTCGGAATTTCCGAACACTTGACGCCGACCGAGGAAACTTTGCAAGCGCGGAATGATGAGCTGGAACGCCATGTTGATGCAAAAGCAGACATGATTGAGATCATGCGGCGTGGAGTGCGTATCCGAAACGTCGTGATTGCTATAATGTTTGCCATTATCGTTCTGCTGGCCGCGTGGTGTTTGTACATTGATTGGAGTGGGATTTTATGAGAGTGGCATTGTATATCCGCGTCTCGAGCGAGGAGCAGGCGCGGCATGGCCTGTCATTACAAGAGCAACGGGACGCGCTGATAAGATATGCAAAAGCGAATAAAATGACCGTGGCAGGCATATACGAGGACGCGGGAATTTCCGCTAGAAAACCGTACAAAAAGCGCCCCGCGCTCCTGCGGCTGCTGGATGATTGCAAGGCGGGGAAGGTCGACACGATTTTGTTTATCAAGCTTGATCGATGGTTCCGCAATGTCGCCGGGTACTACGACGTGCAGACGCGGCTTGACCAGTACGGCGTGACATGGCAAGCGACGGAAGAGGACTACGAAACGCGCACTGCGTCCGGGCGATTAAAGGTCAACATCATGCTTTCCGTCGCGCAGGACGAAGCCGACCGCACAAGCGAGCGAATCAAATTTATCAACGACGGCAAACGCGCAAAAGGCCAACCGGCAGGGTCAAAAGCCCCTTTAGGGTATATCATCAAGGGCAGGCAATACCAGATCGATAACGGCACGGCAGATGCCGCGCGAGATATGTTTGCGGCGTATATCAGGCTGCAAAGCGTGCTTGGCGTAAAGCGCTATATGCTTGAGACGTGGGGCATTGACAGGGCGTATACCAAATATGTAAACTATTTCCGGAACCGGCTTTATATCGGCGAGGTGTACGGCATCGAGAATGCCTGTCCCGCTCTGGTGAGCAAGCAGGATTTTGACATTGTAAATGATATTCTCCGCCAGCGGTCGCAGCGCTGCGCAGGAATTGAGACAGATCGCGTTTATCTGTTCTCCGGCTTGTTGCATTGCAAAGAGTGTGGGAAAACGATGCAGTCGGAAACGGCAAAGCAGATCTATACCTACTACCGATGCCGGACGCGAATGCTTGACACCTCCGCGTGCCAGCACAAAAAGAGGATTCGCGAAGATGCGCTGGAAGCTTATTTATTGCATGAGCTTGAAGGAATTGCCGAGCGAAACAATCGCTATTATAAAAAGGCAGAAAAAAAGCCCACGCAAAGCGCGGACGCGATACGAAAGAAAATGGATAAGCTGAAAACGCTTTATCTTAACGACTTGATTGAGTTGGACGAATACAAGAAAGAGTACACCACATTAAAGAAATCCCTTGAAGCGGTAGAGGAAAAGCCGAAGACAAACCTTGATGCGCTGCGAAATGGGCTGGCGGAATATGATACATACTTGCGAGAAGAAAAAAAGGAATTCTGGACGCGCTTTATCCGGAGAATTGATGCAGATGACGACGGCGCGTTTTTTGTAACGCCACGTTAGGCATATTTGACCTTCGTGTTCCCAAAGGTAAATTATGCCCAAAAGAATCCCCCGCCTTACGACGGGGGTGTTCTCATTTTTCGAGCTTACGCATGACGCTATTATAGACGCGCTCGTTCACAATTTTCAAACTGTCCATCAGCTCGTCCATGATCTCCCACGCCTTGTCCGGCGGAATATCTGCCACTGCGCGCAGGAAGTCGCTGTCGCCGTATGTTTCGACGCTAACCGGCGCGGGTGCTGCGGAGTATGCCATTGGCAAAGCCCTCTCCCTGCTGCTGCTTTGCTGGTCACGGATGGCATACAGCACGGCAAGGCGCTCATAGTTTGTCCAACTCGATTCCTCTGTTTCAAGGCGAGCTATCCAGCGATTGACCTCATTCTCGTCGACCATAGGGGCGCACCCACTTTAGCCCTCAATCGTGTCCATGCAGCGCTGGATGGCTCTGCGGATGCTTTCGTCGTCGGCGTTGTCCAGCATTTCCTGCAACTGGCGTTTCATGTTGTCGATACCACCATCACGGGAATAGTGGCCGCGCACATAATGCGTGCCGCGTCTCGCATTGGACATATCACGGTCATAAGCGCCGCGCATACCAGACTGCCAGTCTCCGTCGCGGGAATAGCGGCGAGAATAGTCTTCATCGCGGGAATAGCCGTCGTCCTCCAACATCTCAATCTTATCGATGTTCTTGATGGTGTCCGTCAGCTTGTGCGCAATTTCGAGATCGCACGCGCCAAGCTCGCCCTTACGTGCCAGCTCGTCGAGTTCGTTGCACAGCATATTGCGCAGATCATACATTGCTTTCTTGCTCATGTCCATTCTCCTTTCACGCGATTCTCTCAACCGTCAGATTCGAGTTGGCGAAGTTGACGGCCTGAGTGCTGGTGTTTTCCATTGCGACCGTCAGGTAGCAGCCTTTCGGGACGCAGACCTGTGCGGAAACATAAATGTTAAAGTAATTTTCTACCGCCGCAGGCGTGACGGTAGCTGTTGCGCTGGTCAACGGCTCTCCGTTAATGGCAAGCGCCGCCGTGATGGCCTCAACCGTGCCTCCGGTAGGAATAGCGATGTTGCCGCCATAGGAGACCCGAAACAGAGCGCGGTTTTGATTGGTGAGGCCGCGCAGCGTGACAATGCCTGCGCCCTGGCGATGCAAGATACAGGGCTTGCTATTGACCGCCGTTTCGGTCAAGGGAACGTTCTGCCCAGCGGCTACGCTCACAATATTTGCATTTGTGTACTCTGCCAAAATAATCAGTCCTTTCTAAAGGGGTCGATTTCGACCCGGTTAAAATACAGCGGCAGGGCTATTGCCCCGCCGCGTTGTTTCCAGTGTCGGCACGGGGCCGACCATCTCGGTAACGTCACCGATATGGTGCCCGAGAAGCTATGCTATGCAGTTGTCAGCAGCCGCAACCGGCAAACTGGTTGCAGCAATAGGGGTTCTGCACCGTGTAGGCCGGAATGGGGGAGGGCCGCAGCTGCGAGACCAGATAGCTGTTCTGCGCCGCCTGGCTTGCCGCCAGCTTCAAGCCTTGGTTCTCGGCCTGAAGGTCAGAGAGCTTGCTCTGCGTCAGGAAGTCGAGGATCGCGCGGCTGTTCTGGTTGTTCGCGTCAATGATGTCGCGCGTGGCGTTCTGCACGGTGTTGCGCGTGTCGCACGCCTGCGTCGCCATGTCATAGCGCACCTGCGCGATAGCCGCGCGATTCTCGCAGCAGCAATTAGCAGCCTGCATCTGCATGGCGTTGAGCTGCTGCATGAGAGCCGCCTGCTGGTTTGCGCGGGACAGCTCGGCATTGCCGAAGCCGCTGTTGATGGCCTGTGCGGTCGTAGCAAAGCCACCAGTAATGGCATTGTTCAACGCGAAGGTGGAATCGCAAATGCCATTCGAAATGCTGTCGAGCTTACGCTCAACGCTCGCAAAGTCAGAGGTCAGAACGTAGCCGTCCATCACACCGCCGCCGTTACCGTTGCCAAATCCGTTGCGGCCCCAGCCGAAGAGGAAAAGAACGATAATCCAGATCCAGTTGTCGCCCCACATACCCATACCGCCGCCGTAATTGTTCGCGGGCGCGACCGGCATAGTCATCATGGGAGCACCGTCGGAAAGAGACATATTATCTCTCCTTTCATAAATTTTATTTATCAAATCGCGGCCACGATAAGATCAATGGAATAAATGCTCAAACTGTTTTGCCATAGATTGCAGTTGGTTTAACTCCTGCTGGCTCATCGCACCAGATTGCAGGAGCTTATTGACTTCTTCTTTTGGGTTTCCCTGAAAGCCGCTTTGGAACTGCTGGAATTTCTGCTTGAGCTGCATCAGCTCACCCATCGGCCCCGGCATCTGCCCACCGCCCAGCGCGGACATGAATGGATTATTCATCGTCTTCGTCCTCCTCAACCTTGCGCTTTTTCTTGCCTTTTATTTCGCCCACAAGCGCTGCCAGAGCGTCAAACTCTTTGCGGGTGACAAATTCCACGCCCTTTTCCTGCGGCGCTGTACGGGGCGTTTCTGCGCGTTCTACAAGGTCATAAATCTTTAGCGTCGGCTTGCCGCTTGCATCCGCCTGCTTGAGATACACAGTCGGCGCGGTAGAATCCCACAGCGCCACAGCGGAGTTCGGCGCGATGAGATACCCTCTCGCCTCCTGCTCGCCGCTTACCCACTGCACGCCGCCCTGTGCAATGGGGTTCTGTTGCACTGGCTGCGACATAGGCTGCTGCATGGGCTGCATCTGTGGCTGCTGCATCTGCCGCATCTGCATGAGGTTGTCCGGCATTGGCTGCGGATAATAGGGATTGAAATAGGGATATGCCATGTTCATTCCTCCGTTTCTTTGACCCAATAATAAAGCGGGATTTCGTTCTCGCTGTTCCAGCTGTCGTAAATTACACCATCCTGCACGCAGACCACATGACCAGAAAGCGCGAGAATATACGTCCCGCGCGGGTGCTCATCAGCAAATCTGCCGACCGTGTAGCAGTCCGGGCAAGTGTCCGGCATGATATAGCGCCGATAGCCGAGCGACCGCAGATATGCGCCCCAACAGGCGTTTGCATTGGGCAAGTCGCCGTCCAAGTATCCCTGTATGCACAGAGACAAATAAACTTCGCCCCAGTCCTTCCCCGTCGCCTTGCAGATCGCGCGCACGGTGCAGTCGCTGACGTTGCGCCCGTTTGGATTCGGGTTGAAATAGCTATACATGGAAAAGCTCCGCGAAATAGACGTAAGTGCGCAGCTCGTCAGGGTCAGGAAAAAGCGCGAGAATGTCCATCGCCATCTGCTCGGTAAATCCCAAAGCTAAAAGTCGGTCGTACATCGCGCGCACCTCCTTTTGTTGCCCCTATCGTACCGCGATTTTGCCGCGGGAAATTGCCCGCAAAATGCCCGCGTTTTGCCCTCAAAAATTTCTTCAAAACTCTGTGATTTTTTCTTGACAATATGCTAATATTAGCGTATAATAAGCATGTAAACAAGAGAGGGGAACACCCCGGGAGGAAACAAAAATGAAGTACACTTACAGTATCTACGAGGATAACGCCGGTCGTTTGCACCTCGCTGTCATGGACGAAAACGGCTCCTGCATCTACTACCTCTGCGACGCGGACCGTGCTCTGGTCGTTGAGACGCTGGACGCGCTCAAGGCCGGCGGCGACCCCATCGCCGACGGCTGGGAGGGCGGCGAGCCGGACCCCGTAACCTGCTACGAGGAAATTAACAACATTGTCGACGCCCGCAACGGCGGCGCGACTATGCTCGATCTATAAAACTTACAGGAGGAGGAACATCATGAACGAATACAGATATGAAGAACTCCGCGAGGCGGCCATAAAGAACCCCACCGACGAAAATCTCGCCGCTCTCGGCGAATGGCTCCAGCAGTACGGCGACCGCTACTGGAACGGTGAGGAATGGGACATCGACGGGGGCCGCCGCCTCCGTCCTGTGTATGGGCAGGAGCCGGATGAATACGGTAATTTCCCTCTCGTGGGCTACGATCTCCTCTAAAGAAGGTGACTACGATATGAGACGAAAATACAACGACTGCCAGCGCGAAGACGGGGACTGCACCGCCTGCTCGCTGGTCAATTACGGGCGAGACTGCCATAACCGCCCGATCACCAAGCTGGAGTGGTCGCGCCGCATGGCAGACATGACTCAGTCCGAGCTTGCCAAGAAGTCCGGCGTCAATATCCGCCAGATCCAGCGCGTGGAGCTGGGGGAGGCGGAGGCGGGCAATCTGACCGCCAAAAACCTGCTTGCCATCGCCGACGCGCTGGGCGTAGATGCAAAATTTTTGTTATAACGCGGCAAAGGAGACTGTGTATGCGGACTAAAAAATGTATCACCTGCGGCAAGATTTTTTCCACCGATCGCGCAGAGCAGGCGAAGTGCGATGACTGCCTTGCCGCATCCCGGTCGACCACCCTGCGCACGCGAACCTGCCACACCTGCGGGGCCAACTTCATCGGAGGGCCCCGAGCCAGCTACTGCCCAACCTGTCGGGCAGAGCGGCAGAAGGCCCGGAAGCAAAAGTACCGGTCCACCGGTTTTTCCCGGCATCTGGGAGATATCGATAACTGCGTGATCTGCGGTGGAGAGTATGTCATCCAATCCGGATTGCAAAAGTATTGTCCAAAATGCGCCCCGGATGCCGTCCGCGAAATCGACCGCGCGCAGTCAAAAAGCTGGAACGCCGAACACGATTACTACATAAAACGCCGCGAAAAATCCCGCAGCGGCGTAAAGGTCTGTGTTGTCTGTGGCTGGGAGATAGTCCCCGGCACCCCCACCGTTACCTGCTCCCCTGAGTGCGCCGCAGCCCATCGAAAAGAGGTCCAGCATCGCGCGGACGCCAAGCGCCGGAGCGGGACGGAATCAAAGCAAAGCGAAGTCAAAAAAGAGAGCACCGACTGATTAGTCGGTGCTCTCTTTCTGCCCGTCGGCAAGCTTGCGGTAAGCCCGGCGGCGCAGCTTGGCGAGGCCGTCCACGCTCATGTGGAGCTGAGCGGCGACCTGCACGAGGGAATGCCCTCGCACGTCACACTCGATGAGGCATGCCATCTCATCGGGCGGCAGGTCATAGGCTTGGATGTATGCTATAGCCCTGCGCGGGGCCATAGAGGATAGTTGCGCGCGGATCGCTCGGTGCTGCTTGTCCATGCTGTGCACCGGGGCTTGCAGAGCGCTCACGCGAGGGGAGACGTTGCAGGTCTCCCGCCCGTTTCCCTTTCCGTGCCCGATTCGGGCACATTTATTTCATCGTTGCGAGTTTGCGAATTAAGTCATCACCGTACTTGTACGCCGCGAGGTAGTCCATCGTCTTGTCTTCCAGCCCCGCGCGCTTTTTGAGCACCTCGCGGTAACTCGCCTCATACTTCGGGCGGTATGCGCCCAGCACGAGCGACAGCTTGCGCTTGCGGCGATACACCCCGTCGCCGTTGCTCTGGCTGCCGGTGTTGCCGTTGGAGGTATTGCCCTCGATGGCGATCACGTACTGCCCACTCACGCTCTCGCAGATGCCGCAATGGTCGGTCTTGACCTTCGTGTTGGGGAAGTCATAGATGAGCACGTCGCCCGGCTGATAACCGGACGTGACCCACTGCCCGTGAGCCTTGGCGTAGTTCATCAGCTCGCCGCAGCTTGCGGTCTTCCCGCCGCCGTAAAAGAGCCGCTTATCCACCTGCTGGAAGCACCACCACACGAACTGCATACACCAGTACACGCCGTCCATGCCGTAGGCTTTGCCGTACTTCTGTCGGTTGCCCGGCTGCTCCACCGTGCCGATCTCTTTTTTAACGACGGTAAGAATGTCTTCTGCTCTCGCCATGCCTCACGCCCCCTTGTCGATGGCGTCCTGTGCCTTCTGCGACTGCGTGCCGAAGTAGAACGCGATGATGACCGCATAGATCGTCATGAAGTCCTGCGAGATGTTGCCCGTCACCGCCATGTACGCGAAAACGCCCGTCAGCACCAGCGTCACGATGCTCTTGACGCTCATGAGGTTTGCGATACGCTTGATGATTCTTTCATTCATGTTATTCGTCCTTTCCCTTGATTTTGATTCTCGCCAGCAGTGCCAGTTCTGCCGTCCATGCCGCGAACCACGCGACGGTCAGACTGTCCGGCACTACCTTGTCATGCGCGGTCAATACGAGCACCGCAATGCAGTACCAGCAGAGGTTGAGCACTGCCGCAATGACGTACTTGTCCCGCTTTCTCAGCTTCTTCATAATGCAACCCCCGACAGCAGCCACGCGATAAACGCGCCCGCCAGCGCCGCGAGAGCCTTGTCGACCAGACTGTCCCAGCGTTTCCCCGCCTTGCCCGTGATGGCTTTCACGTCCTCTTTGATCTCCTTGACATCGCCCTCGACGGTCTCCTGCTTGGTCGCCAGCACCTCGACCGAAGTCGCCAGCCTGTCAAGTGCCGTTTGATGCTCCTGAAGCTCGTTGATTCGATGCGTATTGCTCTTGCACCGACTTTCGATCAGCGCGATCTCTGCGTCATCGTAGTGCTTTGCATTATCCATATCCCGCTCCCTTTCTGCGGCCTTAGACCGCCGTGAAATACTGTCCCACGAGCTCGTGCGGCAGATACTGTAGGACGATCTTCCCGCCCGCGGCCTCTCCCATGCGCTCGCACAGGTACAGCTTAGTATCCTCAGGGTCTTTGTAGTAAAGACCGTAAGTGTACTCCATACCACGAGCGGCCGGAATCGGGTCATCTTGAGTACCAGCATGCTCGATGTCAATGATAGTCCACAGTGCAGAAGTTTTATGCGGCGGCCAGTTCTCTTGCGTGGTGTGGCCCTGACCTTTGTTGACGCGGTAGACGTGCAGCACGCCGCTTTCGTCCATATCGCTGCGGCGGTCGCCGGGCTTGACGGTCTCGCCGATGTGATCCGCCCAGCGCGGGAACAGCTCAACGGCCTTTGCTGCGTCGCTGTCCGGCAGGCTTTCGCTGGCCTGCTCAATATAGGGCCTCAGCGCGCGTGCGCGCTCAGTGTAGCTTTAGAAATCGACTCCTTTCAAAATCTTCTTTCGTGCATAAGTAATCAGCTTTGACAACAGATTTAACACCGATGTGGCGCGCTGTGCTGCCGCGTCTTGCAGAGCGCGGAGCAGTCTGCTGTCATTGACTTTACGAATTCTTCGTTGTGCCCATATCGGTTCGTTCCATATTTCCCTATGGCGCAAGTTCCTCTTTTCCATGTTTTCTGGGAACCTCCGTTTCGC